TATCATTGTGTCGTTATTGCCGATAGGCAGTTTACTCGTCTACCTATTGCTACAGATGCTACTTGCAGTGGCTTACAAATCCTTGCTGGATTAGCTCGTGATAAGAACACTGCAAAGTTAGTAAATGTACTGCCTAGTGAACGACCACAAGATGCATACAAGGTAGTAGCTGAAAAAGCAACACCTAACTGTCCTGAATCTATCCAACCTTACATGGATAGAAAGGTAGTAAAGCGTGTCGTAATGACTGTTCCTTACAACGCTAAACCTTTCTCTAATCGTGGCTACATTCGTGACGCATTAGCTGAAAAGGGTGTCGAGATTAGCAAGGAGGATCTAACCAAAACAGTTAAGGCAGTTCGTAATGCCATGGACGTTATTGTTCCTGGTCCTATGGCTGTTATGAAGTGGATTGAGGATGAGGTAGCAACAGCTATAAAAACTGGTAAGGAGCACCTTGAATGGTCCACACCTTCAGGTTTTGTTGTACATCAGAAGCTCAACAAAAAACTTACCGTAACACTACAGTTGCAGCTACTGGGTCGTTGTGAGATGAAGGTTGCAGTTGATGATTCTGATGAGGTTGATCTCAACCATCACAAGAACGCAACAGCTCCCAACTTAATCCATAGTTTGGATGCTAGTCTACTTCACTTCAGTGCATTACGCTTTGACGCACCTATTGCTCTCATTCACGATTCTGTGTTGTGTCGTGCAACGGACATGTCAACCCTTTCTACCATTGTTAGAGAAACCTACATGCACCTGTTCGCAGAGCATGATTACCTAAAAGACTTTGCTTCACAGATTGGAGCAGAGACTGACCCACCGATCATTGGAGACCTTGAACCGGAATCCGTGATTGAATCCACCTATTTCTTTTGTTAATGGCAAACCAAATTTACGTCACTCAGGAGCCCGTCATTCTGGAGGGCTATCAGGCAATCCTCAAACCAAGTAAGTTTGGGTATTCATTGTCTGCTATCGTTGATCAGTCGTTGATTGAACGTCTTGAAGATGACCGCACCGACTCACTCAAATGGGCTGAGTCGAAACTCAAGAACCCTAAGCGTTCCACTCTCAAGCCTGAGCCTTGGGAGGAGGTGTCTGAGGGTAAGTACAAAGTTAAGTTCTCTTGGAATGAAGACACACGTCCGCCCGTGGTGGATACAGAAGGCACACCCATCACTGATGACACCACGCCCGTATATAGTGGCAGCACCGTTAAACTTGCGTTCAGGCAAAAGCCTTACATCCTCCGTGATGGTGTCACCTATGGCACAAGTCTCAAGCTTGTCGGAATTCAACTTGTTACCATCAACGGTGGTGCAGGAGTTGACACTGGCGATCTTGGAGAGACTGAGGTTGCGGCTCTCTTCGGTCAAACGAAGGGCTTCAAAGCTTCTGAACCTAACGTGACTGCAACACCTACTGTAGAGGTTGACGATTTCTAATCATGAAGTTCCGCTCCAAACTGGAAGAGCAGGTTGCTGACTTGCTCTCCACTTTGGGAGTTACCTTTGAATACGAATCAACTAAAGTTCCTTACGTTCTTCAATGCAACTACACACCCGACTTTCTTTTACCGAATGGTATCTATCTAGAGACCAAGGGCGAGCTGACCGAACAGGACAGACGCAAGATGAAAGCAGTGAAGAAACAAAATCCCGAATTAGATATTCGGTTCGTCTTTCAAGCTCCCTACAATAAACTATACAAAGGCGCCAAGTCCACGTATGCTCAGTGGGCTGAAAAGAATGGCTTTAAGTGGGCACACTACTCTTCGATTCCTGTTGAATGGCTAACCTGACCTACGGCACACCTGAGTACTACGCTGAGATGTTCGCTGACATCCTTGCTGATGTTGATGCTACATCTGAGCGACCTTATGCTGATAACATCATTGAAGGATTCTATCGAGCACTAGAAGATTGGTTTAACTATCACGATGCACAAGCACGAGTCTATGCAGACATCCACCAGCGAGTTCGTAAGACACTTGCCATGCCAGAACTGCGGAAGCAGTGATGCTAACTCGTTGTACACTGATGGTCACACCTATTGTTTCTCATGTAGTCACTATGGTTCGTCGGAAGATGATGTTCACACTCATAAATCAATGTCGTCAGTAACACTGAGAGGTGAAGCGGCACGACTACAACGCCGTAACATCTCTGAGAAAACATGTCAACAGTACAAGATCTATCGTGATGGTGACCTACTTAGGTTTCATTATCATGATGAGTCTGGTAGACTGATTGGCTGTAAAACAAAAACCAAAGACAAGGACTTCTACTATGAAGGAGAAGCAGCAAGCTGTCTCTATGGACAGCATTTGTTTCCCGCCTCTGGAAAACGAGTCGTTATCACCGAAGGAGAACT